ATGACCATCGAACAGACCATCCTTGATAACCCGCTCTTTGAACGTCAGCTTGAACTGGAACAGGAGATGAGAACCTCCGGTATCCAAAGGTTCAGGAAGAACGTCGAGAAGGCGGCTGAGAAGGGCCAGATGACCGGAACCATGTCGGTGAACCGATTGGTGACTGAAGCCCACGAGAAGGTGGTAGCAGCTATCAACGAGTTTCTGACTGAAGCGAAGAGCGGTGCAGCCGGTCGCCGTCACACGGCAGTGGCCTTCATCGACAAGCTCGATGTCGACACGGTCGCCAACATCACCGCCCGCGTGATCCTAGACGAGGTAACCCGCAAGTCGAACCTCACGAAGACTTCACTCGCCATCGGCTCGATGTTGGAGAACGAGTTCAACTCCCGCAAATTCGAAGAGGAGATGCCGAAGGCTCACAAGAAGTTCCTCAAGAAGGCCAATTCCGAGACGCTCGACCGTCGTCGCTGGTCTCATCTGCTCTACCCCGCACGTCTGCTCGGCGTCGAGCTGGAGGAATGGTCTGAGAAAGACCGCATCCTCGTCGGTCTGAAGCTGGTCGACCTGTTCATTCAGGCTACCGGTCTGGTCGAGAAGCAGGTCGTTCAGTCATCCCGCTTCGGTACCCTCGAACTGCTCGTTGCCAATGAGGCCACGCTGCAGTGGATGGAAACCGAGAACAGCAGGCTCGAACACCTGTTCCCGATCTTCATGCCTACCATCGTCCAGCCGAAGCCGTGGACATCGCCTTTCGACGGCGGCTACTACACGGCCTTCCGTCGTCTGCGTCTGGTGAAGACCCACAACGTTCAGTATCTCGAAGAGCTGAACAACCGCGATCTCTCGGAGGTCTACGAGGCGATCAACGCACTTCAGGACACAGCCTGGGCGATTAATGTCGAGGTGCTGGACGTGATGCGGACGCTCTACGAGACTGGCTCTGGCGTTGCTGGTCTGCCTCAGGCTGACAAGCTGCCGCTCCCCCTGCGTCCTCACTGGCTGCCAGAAGGCAAGGACAAGATGGCGGTCGAGGACATGACCGAGGAGCAACTCGAAGAGTTCAAGGCGTGGAAGGCCGATACGCACCGCATCCACAAGGAGAACGCTGCCATCCAAGGGCGTCGGGCTACCTTCCTGCGGACGCTGGGCGTGGCCGAGAAGTTCAAGGATGAGGAGGCGTTCTTCTATCCTCACACCCTCGATTGGCGTGGCCGAGCCTACCCTCTGCCGCTGTATCTGACCCCTCAGGGCAACGATCTGCAGCGTGGTCTTCTCACCTTCGCCAATGCCGTCCCGATCAACGATGAGGAGGACGCTGGTTGGCTGGCAATCCACGGGGCAGGGTGCTGGGGCTACGATAAGGTCAATCTTGAGGACCGCATCCAGTGGGTTTACGAACACGAGAAGGAAATTCTCGCCTCGGCTGAGAACCCCTACGACAACCGCTTCTGGATGGATGCGGACAAGGGCGAGAAGAAGTGGCAGTTCCTTGCGTTCTGCTTCGAGTGGGCAGCGCTTCGCCGCGAAGGCTATGGATACCTGTCCAGCCTCCCGGTCCAAATGGATGGCACCTGCAATGGCCTGCAGAACTTCTCGGCCATGCTGCTGGACGAAGTTGGTGGCGCAGCCGTCAATCTCATCCCAGCGGATGAGCCGCAGGACATCTACCAGCGGGTCTGCGATATCGTTTGCGAACAGCTCGCTCGCGATCTCAACAGCGCCGAGATGGTCACCCTCAAGGGCAAGACCGACAGCGGTGAGGAGTATGAGAGAGTGGTATGCTCGGTCGCTGACATGGCTGGTGGATGGCTGCCGAAGATGGGACGCAAGGTCACCAAGCGTCCGGTCATGACGCTGGCCTACGGTGCCCGCCGCTTCGGCTTCGTGTCGCAGGTCGACGAGGACACCATCAAGGACTGGCGTTCAGGTTCGCCCGAGAGCTACCCCTTCATCAGCCAGGGCGACGATGGCAAGCCCACCGACTACGGCTACAAGGCAGCCCAGTACATGGGCGGTCTGATCTGGGACTCCGTGGGTGAGGTCGTGGTCAAGGCTCGCGAGGCTATGGACTGGCTTCAGGCTGCCTCTCAGGCCGCGTCGAAGGAAGGCCTGCCGATCAACTGGACCACGCCGGTTGGTTTCCTCGTGCAGCAAGCCTATCGTGTGCCGAATACGAAGCGGGTGGATACCACGTTCAATTCGCAGCGTATTCGCCTCACGTACCAGCACGGTGTGGGCAAGATCGACAGCCGACGTCAGGCATCTGGCATCAGCCCGAACTGGGTTCACTCGCTCGACGCCTCGCACCTGATGAAGACCATCGGGCGCAGTAAGCGGGAAGGGATCACCTCCTTCTCTATGATCCACGACAGCTACGGCACCCACGCGGGCAATGCTTGGGCCCTCGCACGGTATCTGAGGGAGGAGTTTGTCCAAATGTATTCACAGGTGGATGTATTAGGGAGATTCAAGGAGGAACTGGAAGCCCAGATCGGGGAGCAACTTCCAGACCTCCCGGCCAAGGGTAACTTGGACCTTCAGCAGGTGCTGGAGAGCCCGTTCTTCTTTGCCTAAATGTATGCACCAGTGAATTAAATACGCCAGCGATGATCCCTTTGAGGGGATTACCACCCACTTAAGCAAATCCTCGGCGCGACCCTGAACGCACCGGTCCCGCCGATTACCACCCCCTTAAGCAAATAGCTCAAACAGCAGGTCTCATATCATGAACAACTCCGACGCCAACAAGGCTCAGAGCGCGCTCGGTCGCGCCATCGCACTCTGGAATCAGGGCCGCGACATCTCCTTCCACCACGCTCAGGAACTTCGCGAAGATGGCTATGACGTAGCCGCTCTCCGTCGCTTCCACTTTAAGCTCGCGCTCTGAGGTGAGCGTGATGACGAAATTGACACCCTCCATTTACGGGGCAGCTCCGAATGACTTGGGCTGCCACGATCTCGACACCTCGGAAATGATGTTCTGGCTGTACCTTCCGATCAAGATGCCGGGGTGGTTCGAACCGACGCTGCCGAAGCAGCTTGAGAAGTACCGGTCTCTGATCGAGGCGGTGCAGGAAGACGTTATCCTCTTCACCGATACGGTCTGGACTAACAGTTACGTCTACCTTTCCGTGAAGATCACGCATGTCACGCCAGATGCCCCCGGCAATCGCCCTGGCTGGCACTCGGATGGCTTCCTGACGGACGACTTGAACTACATCTGGGCCGACCGGAACCCGACCGAGTTCTTCATCTCTGACGATACCTTCTCGCTGCCTGCAGATCATGCGCGGTCACTCTGGATGTTCGACCACGTTGCTGAAAGTCCGCGTTCGTCGTCATGCAGTCGCAAGACGCACGCCAAGGTGAACCACCTCTACCGCCTCGACCAGACGAACATCCATCGGGTGTCGCTCAACGTCGAAAGCGGGAAGCGGGCCTTCATCAAGGTATCGATCTCCGACACGCCGTACATCCAGCTCGGTAACTCCATCAACCACGATCTGCCTGAACATCCGCTGCCAACGCTGGCACGGCAGGCCGAACGCAACTGCCCGCAGGGGAAGATGTGATGCCTGACCCTCACTGCCTCATAGGCCGCGTAAGCCTCAAGCAGATGGTTCTCCCACGCGCCTTCAAGACCCTGACGTCCTGCCACAAGCACAACCCTTATGGCGAGGTCTCCGACTATTACGTCCGCAGGGACGGGGTCGAGACCGACTTCGAAGACGAACTGATGGGCCTGACCCATTTCGTTCGCGCAACCCGCTGATTATCAGCCCTCGACATCTGAGAGAAATCACCATGAAGAACTTCAACACCGCCATTCGCGTAGCTCCGACCGCGTCCAACTGCAACACGACGGGCGAGATCAAGCTCGCGACGTTCGATGCTGACAAGTACGTCAACCTCATCACTTCCGACCGGAACCTGACGATCTCGGCAGACGAAGCCAAGAAGCTCCGCGATCTACTCAACGAAACCTACCCGCTCGAAGTCGCCAAGCCGTCCAAGTTCAAGGTTGGCGACAAGGTCACCTACAAGTCCATCGTCGGCTACGGTGTGCGTGGCATGGAAGGCCGCAAGGGCTCGATCAAGGAAGTCCTGGCCAATGAATGGTACATGGTCAACTTCTCCGGTGGTCCGTTCGACAACCTGATCAAGGTTCACTCGGACTACCTCGTGGCAGGACCGGCCCCGACTGTTGGCGGCTTCAAGGTTGGTGACCGCATTCGTCGCCTTCAGGGCATCTATAAGGGTCAAGTCTTCACCGTGACTGAGCTGAATGCCAGCCTCACGGAGCTGAAGGTTGACGGCATGGCGGGCTGGCGTATGCCGAAATACTTCGAACCGGCAACGGAGGCCCCCGAACCAGCCCCGGCCAAGATCGACACCGGTCGCTTCATCGTGGTCGCCCTCGAAGGTGCCAACTACGTCCCCGGCAGCAAGCCGAAGCTCCACGTCACGGACTTCGCGGCCAAGGCTGAGGCCGAGCGTCTGGCCAAGGATGTCGGTGGTACCTACCACGTCTTCCGCGCAGTCTTCGAAGCCAGCCGCGAGAAGCCGGTCATCCCTCCGGTCAAGACGACCAAGCTTTAGCCAATTTCATCCACCCGTGGATGTTTCTCGGCCCTTCGCCTTGCCGGTGAGGGGGCTTTTCCAATTCTCCTAGCAGGACTTTTCACATGGCAGAACGCAAGAAGAACCCATCGTTCATCTCCCCTCGTGGTCCCCTCAAGTTCCCGAAGATCGACAAGGTCGACTACGGCACGAAGGAATACCCGAAGCCGAACGGTGAGTACTCGACCAAGCTGGTGCTCGAAGCAGACGCACCGGAGACCAAGGCCTTTATCGCCAAGCTGACCCCGATCTACCGGGAAGCGATGGACGAGGCCGCGCTGAAATTCAAGGAACTGAAGGTCGAGACCCGCAAGAAGCTCGGCAAGGTCACCGAGAACGACCTTTTCACCACCCTTTACGATCAGGAAACCGAGCAGCCGACCGGCTACATCGAGTTCAAGTTCGCGATGGCGGCGAGCGGCGAGCGCAAGGATAAGACGAGGTGGTCGGCCAAGCCCGCGATCTTCGACGCCAAGGGCAAGCCGATGGTCAAGGTACCGGAAATCTGGTCGGGCACTGAGGCCAAGGTCTCGTTCGAATGCCAGCCGTACTTCATCCCGGGCACCGGCGCTGCTGGCCTGAAGCTGAAGCTGAAGGCTGTGCAGGTGATCGAACTCGTCTCCGGTGGCCAGCGCACGGCATCGAGCTACGGCTTCGGCGCTGAAGATGGCTACGAACACGAAGAGCCGACCGTCGAGGAAAGCTCGGGCGACTTCGGTGACGAGAGCCGTTCCGACACCTCGTCGAAGACAATCGACGACGACATCCCGTTCTAAGGATCACATGACCTATCGCACATCAGCCTCTGGGCTGCGAGCGGTGGGCATACGAGAGGGCTTCCGATCTGGACTTGAAGACAAGGTAGGCGACCAGCTCAAGGCGCAGGGCATCGACCCCCGCTACGAGCAGGTCATCATCCCGTACATCAAGCCAGAACGGAAGGCCAAGTACACACCGGACTTCCAGCTACCGAACGGTATCTTCATCGAGACCAAGGGTCGCTTCGTCACAGAGGATCGGCAGAAGCACATCCTCATCAAGTCGCAGCACCCTGAACTCGACATCCGGTTCGTCTTCTCGAACCCCAAAGCCCGCATCTCCAAGACATCCCAGACAACTTACGCCGATTGGTGCCTGAAGCACGGCTTCAAGTTCGCGGCGAAGTTCATCCCCCAGGAATGGATCGATGAGTAGCATGTTCACCGTCCGTAAATCGACGGCCTACCTCGTCGTCCACTGCTCAGCAACACAGCCCAAGATGGACATCGGCGCGAAGGAAATCCGCCAGTGGCATCGCGAGAAGGGTTGGATCGACATCGGCTACCACTTCGTCATCCGCCGTGATGGCAAGGTCGAGATCGGTCGGCCTGAGAATGTGGTCGGCGCTCACGTAGAGAACCACAATTCCAATTCTATCGGCATCTGCCTCGTAGGCGGTGTCGACGCAAACCTGAAGCCCGAGAACAACTTCACCCCGGCCCAGTTCGCTGCCCTCGCTCTTAAGCTGCACGAGCTGAAGCAGAAGTACCCGAACGTCACCGTTCAGGGACACCGGGATTTCCCCGGCGTGAAGAAGGACTGCCCCTCGTTCGATACCCGCAAGTGGATCAAGGACACGGGCGTCTTCACCGAGACCGCAGAGCCGATCAAGCTCGATAACGACGGCCTCATCATCCGCTGCATCGAAGTCACCGCAGCAAACCCGACACTCTTCAGCCTCGCCAAACGCTTTGGCTACACGGCTGCCGAGCTGCAGAAGGCCAACCCTTTCGTTGACCCGACCCAGCTCAAGGTTGGCCAGCTCATCCGCCTGCCGGACTGAGATTACCACCCACTTAAGCATGACCTCCACTGACCCTCACGGTTTCCCGCCGTGGGGGTTTTTTCGTTTTTACGACCTCAACATCTGAGAGATCACATGAACACTTTCAAGCTCGGTGCCCGCGTGCGCCACAATCACAGCCCCCGCTTTGGTGTTGGTATCGTCACGTCGATGCGCAATGCGCTCGGCCATATCGAAATCCAATTCGAGGGCCGCAAAACCCCGTGGACGACCCGCCCCGGCTACGAACACTGGTATGAGTTCCTTCCTGAAGTCGTCGCGCCTACGCTCAAGCTTCCGGTAGGTTCACACGTTCGCCACAAAGACAACCCGCAGTACGGCAACGGGCGCATCCGCTTCATCCACCCGAACGGCACCTCGCTGGCCGTCGAGTTCGAGAACCGCACGGGCCTCGTGCATGACTGCGCTGGCCACGGTAAGGCAGACTTCTGCCGCTGGACCAAGGCCGATAGCTTGGAACTGGTCAACCCCTTCAACGTTGGCGACACGGTCCTGATCTGCGCTCTCGACAAGCGCTCGGACGAAGACTTCTGGTACACCCCTGACTTCGCCGGTCTGCAGGGTACCGTGATGGCTGTTCACGAGGATTGCGTTGACGTGCAAGCCACGTCCCACGGCGTCTCGTGGACCCAGTACATCCCGACCCACGACCTCACGCTGGTCAAGATCGACCCCGTCGAAGCTGTCAAGGCAGCGACCCCGAAGGTCAAGACGATCACCTTCAAGTCAGGCAGCCAGTGCGACCGTCTGGTCAAGTACATGCTGTCCGGTCAATCGATCACCCCGCTCAAGGCCCGTGCATTGTTTGGCGCTGAACGCCTCGCCGCACGCATCCTCGAAATCAAGCAGGCTGGTCACAAGGTGAAGTCGGTCATCAAGACTGACATCAACGGCAAGGTCTACTCCGAGTACTCGCTCCGCAACGTCGGTCGGGTAGCAGCATGAAGAAGTTCCTCGGCTACATCGCATGGGACTTCGCCCTGAACGAACCGAAGAGCGGCACCCGCCGCTTCAAGGTTTGGACCACTGAGCGTGAAGCGGGCAGGGGCATTCCCGAAGGCTCGAACCGCTACGGCGTGAAGCCGGTCTACGTCGAGGTGGAAGCGTAATGGGCTTCCTCATCGGCTTTGTGATCGGCTTCCTGATCATCCACCTCATCTTCAACCGATAGGAAACCCCATGAAACAGGCATTCTATGCCGTGGTCATTCGCGTGGCCAACGGTCTCCTCACTGTTGCCGGTGTCCGTGAACGCTGATGCAATCAGAAAGCTCCTTCGTTCGTAAGGAGCCATGCCCCGCGTGCGGCTCAAGGGACAACCTTGGCCGCTACTCAGACGGCCACGGCCACTGCTTTGGTTGTGACTATTACGAGCCGGGAGATGGCTCCGACCCTCAACATTCAAGGAAATCAAAGATGTCGCGAGAACTCATCTCGGGCGGGGAGTACCGTGCCCTTTCGAAGCGCGGCATCACCGAAGAAACGTGCCGCAAGTTCGGCTACCAGATCGGGCACTACAACGACCAGCTCGTCCACATTGCCCCTTACTACGATGAAGAGGGAAACCTCACGGCGCAGAAGATTCGCTTTGCCGATAAGACCTTCACGGTCACCGGCAACATGAAGCCCGCGCTGCTCTTTGGCCAGAACCTGTGGAGTGGTGGAGGCCGCAAGGTCGTCATCACCGAAGGCGAGATCGACGCGATGTCGGTCAGCCAGGTACAAGGCAACAAGTGGCCCGTGGTGTCCATCCAGAATGGCGCTCAGTCTGCGAAGAAGGCACTCTCCGCAGCCCTCGAATGGCTCACTACCTTCGAGGAAGTCATCCTCATGTTCGACATGGACGAGCCAGGGCGAGAAGCCGCAGCCGCGTGTGCTGCTCTTTTCCCTCCCGGCAAGTGTAAGATCGCCCGTCTACCGGACAAAGACCCCAACGCTCTGCTCATGGCAGGGAAGGGGGATGAGATCATCACTGCCATCTGGCAAGCCCAGACCTACCGCCCCGATGGGGTGGTGTCCTTCAAGGACATCAAGGACGCGGCCCGCAAGCCTATCGAGATGGGCCTTCGCTGGTTCTGTGAGCGCCTGACCAAGCTCACCTACGGTCGCCGCTTCGGGGAAGTCTACGCCTTCGGCGCGGGCACCGGTATCGGCAAGACCGACTTCCTCACCCAGCAGATCACCTTCGATGTCACCGAGCTGGGACAAAAGGTTGGCGTGTTCTTCCTCGAACAGATGCCAACCGAGACGGCCAAGCGATTGGCAGGCAAGTCCGCCAAGCGTCGGTTTCATATTCCAGACGATGGCTGGACCGATGCCGAATTGGACGAAGCTCTCGATAAGCTCGATCAAGATATGCTGTTCTTCTACGACAGCTTCGGCGCGACCGAGTGGAGCGTCATCCGCGAGACCATCCGCTACCTTGCCCACAGCGAGGACGTGAAGGTCTTCTACATCGACCACCTCACGGCCCTTGCTGCTGCTGAGGATGACGAGCGCAAAGCCCTTGAACAGATCATGGCCGAGATGGCCGCGCTGGCCAAGGAGCTGGGCATCATCATCCACCTCGTGTCGCACCTCGCCACCCCTGAGGGCAAGCCTCACGAAGAGGGTGGTCGCGTCATGATCAGGCACTTCAAGGGCAGCCGAGCCATCGGCTTCTGGTGCCACTACATGTTCGGCCTCGAACGTGACCAGCAGCATGAGGATGAACGTCTCCGTTCGGTGACAACCTTCCGGGTGCTGAAGGATCGCTACACAGGCCAAGCCACAGGCGAGGTGATCTACCTCGGCTATGAGCGCGAGAGCGGTATGCTCTACGAAACCAGCATGGACTTTGGCGATGAGATCGGCTCGGACTTCAAGGACGAGACGGCCCCCTTTTGAGTCTATCAATCCACCCGTGAATTTGTCACTCCAGCGAGAGGACGACTATGGCTCGTTATCTATTCGATTGCGAGACCGATGGGCTGCTCGATACCCTGACAAGGGTTCACTCATTGGTCCTGCGAGACCCCGACATTGGGTTCACGTTCTCCGCCACCCCGCACCCGTACAGCTCTCCTGATCCAACGATCAGCACGGACTGGACGGTCGAGGAGGCGTTACATGCCTTGATGTACGCCGATGAGATCATCGGTCACAACATCATCAAGTTCGACATCCCGGCATTGCAGAAGGTCTACCCGTGGTTTCAGCCGAAAGGCAAGATCACGGATACCTTGGTCTGCTCCCGCTTCATCTGGTCCGACATCGCTGACCACGATCTGAAGCAGGTACGAAAGGGCTACCCCGGCAAGCTGGTCGGTTCCCACTCCCTGAAGGCTTGGGGCTACCGCCTCGGCGTTCTGAAGGGGGAGTTCGGTGAGACCACCGACTGGCACTACTGGTCCCCTGAAATGCAGACTTACTGCGAGCAGGACGTTGAAGTCACTGCGGAGTTGTACGCCCGCATCCAAAAGAAAGAGCCGACTGAGAAGTCCCTCTGGATCGAGCATGAGTTCTGCAAGATCATCGCCATGCAGGAGCGCCACGGCTTCGCCTTCAACGAGGGCGAGGCGATCAAGCTCTATAACCAGCTCGTCAAGCGGCGGCTGGAAATTGCCGGTGAGCTGCAGGTAGCGTTCCCTCCGGTCGAGAAGACCGAGGTGTTCATCCCGAAGGTGAACAATCGCCAGCGCGGCTACGTGAAGGGCGAACCTTTCACGAAGAAGTGGATGGTCGAGTTCAACCCGTCCTCCCGGCAGATGATCGCAGATCGCTTGCAGGCCATGGGTTGGGTGCCGCAGGAGTTCACTCCTTCCGGTCAGCCGAAGATCGACGAAACGATCCTCCAGGCATTGCCCTACGCTCAGGCGAAGGTGCTGGCCGAACATTTCCTCGTCGAGAAACGCATCGGTCAGTTGGCCGAGGGCGATCAGGCGTGGCTGAAGCTGGTCAAGAAAGGACGCATCCATGGTTCCGTCAACACCAACGGAGCGGTCACCGGAAGGTGCACGCACAGTAATCCTAACGTCGCGCAAGTCCCTCGCGTTGGAAGTCCTTTCGGCGCTGAGTGCCGAGCGTTGTTCACGACTACGTCCCGCTGGGTTCTTGTGGGTGCCGACCTATCTGGCCTTGAGCTGCGGTGCCTTGCCCACTTCATGGCCCTCTTCGACGGGGGCGAGTATGGACGCATTGTCCTCGAAGGGGACATCCACACCGTAAACCAGAACGCTGCCGGTCTGCCGACCCGTAACGATGCCAAGACCTTCATCTACGCCTTCCTCTACGGGGCAGGTGACCAGAAGATCGGTAGCATCGTAGCGCCTGATGCATCCCCTGAGGAGCAGAAGCGCATCGGCAAGAAGCTCAAGCGGCAGTTCCTCCAGAAGACCCCGGCACTGCGCCGTCTTCGCGAGGTCGTCGAGCTGAAGGTTCTCGGGTTCGTCCCGAAGGCCCGACCGCTCAATGTCAACCCTGCCTACGAGTATATGTGGCGACAGGACAGCGCCAAGCAGTGGTGGTTCAAGGCTTCCTCTGGTGGCGTCCTTATCGGCCTCGACGGTCGTAAGCTCCACGTCCGCTCAGCTCACGCGGCCCTCAACACGCTCCTGCAGTCTGCCGGGGCGCTGATCTCGAAGGTCGCGATGATCTTCGCATACCAAGAACTATCCACCCGTGGATATGTCTTCGGTAGAGACTATGCCTTCGTGGCTCACGTCCACGATGAAATCCAGACCGAGTGCCGCCCTGAACTGGCGGATGAGATCGGGAAGATCGTCGTTCAAGGGATGCGTGACGCGGGCACCTACTTCGCCTTCGGTTGTCCGATCGATGGCGAGTTCAAGATCGGCAACAACTGGAAGGAAACCCATTAATGCGTTGGGAAACCGTCAACGACACGACCTCTCGGCTGAAGGTGCCGGGAGGGTGGATTTATAAAATCAAGAGCCACTCGTACAGCGACCCCGAGATCGCCTGCGTCTTCGTCCCCGAGGTGAAGACCGATGATTGATATCCTCAAGCAGGCCTTGGAGAGCCCCTTCAAGACCAAATCAAACTTCGCCCGCGAGAACGCCGATCTGATTGCCATGGCAGCCAGTGACGGCTTCATCACGACCCGCATGGCGGCTGGCCTGTACTCCCGCAAGTGGATGATCACGCCGGTCGGCCTCTCTCACTACTACGCGCTGACGGGACTGAACCATGACTGAGCGAACCGCCAAAATCATGTCGGCCATCCTCATCGTGGCAATCGTCGTCAACATCGTCGACCTGTTCATCTAGGAGAACATCATGAAACGTTGGGTCACTTTTGGCCGCACCGAAAGCGGCGACGATCTGGTCCCGATCATTTGGGACGAACGTCCTCCGCATCACGTTGTCGAAGACGCATACCGCGAGCTTTACCCTGACGAGTACCGCTATGTCGGTCACGTCAACTGGACGGCGAAGCAGGCAGAGGAGGGCGTTATTGTCCATGACTAGGACGCTCCTCATCGACGCGGACGTGGTTGCTTACGAGGCAGCCTCATCCTGCGAGGTCGCCACCCACTGGGGTGACGGCTACTGGACGTGGCATGTCGACGAGAATGATGTGAAGACCAAGATCAACGACATGATCGATCACATCATGTCCTCCCTCGACGGCGATCAGTGCAAGCTCTGCCTGACCGACAGCGAGGGCAACTTCCGCAAGTCGGTACTGTCCACGTACAAGGGCAACCGAGCGAACGTGAAGAAGCCGCTGGTGTTGAAGAACATCAAGCAGTGGATGATCGACGAGCTGGGCGCGTATTTCCGCCCGGGCCTCGAAGGTGATGACTGCATGGGCATCCTCGCGACCGTGAGGGGCAGCGACGAGCGCATCATCGTGTCCATTGACAAGGACATGAAGACTATCCCGGGCTTGTTTTGCCGGAATGTATCCACCGGTGAAATCATGGAGATCAGCGAGGCTGAGGCCGACTACTGGCATCTCTACCAGACACTGACCGGTGACACGACTGACGGCTATTCAGGCTGCCCTGGCATCGGCCCGAAGAAGGCTGACGCGATGCTCTCTCAGGAGTGCCTCGCGAAGGCTGGTCTGACCCCGTGGCAGATGGTCGTCCATGTCTACGAGAAGGCCGGTCTCACCGAAGACGAAGCCCTCGTTCAAGCCCGCGTGGCCCGCATCCTCAGGGCCTCCGACTATGACTTCAAGAAGAAGGAGCCAATCCTGTGGCAACCAAAGGCAAACTGATTGCCCTCTACAGCGATGCCGCTGGTAGCGGTAAGTCCGAGGTGGCCAACGGCCTGATGGCTCATGGCTACTCCTCGGTGAAGTTCGCTGGCCCTCTGAAGAATATGGCCCGTGGCCTTCTCGGCTCGATGGGGTTCGACTCCGAGACTGTCGAGCGCATGATCGAGGGTGACCTGAAGGAGACGGTGATCCCGGGCTTCAAGACGGTCACACCTCGCCAGATCATGCAGACCCTCGGCACCGACTGGGGCAGGGAGGCCATCGACCAAGACCTCTGGACCAAGGTGGCAGCCGCCAAGATCGAGGGGCTGCGCGAGAAGGGGATCAACGTGGTGGTCGACGATCTCCGCTTCCCCAACGAGTACGACCTCGTGGCATCCCTTGGCGGGACGCTGGTGCAGGTCGTTCGCTCTGACCCTTCACGAGAGGCCGGTGGTGCGTATGAGGGCAAGCTCTCGGGCCACCTCTTCCACCACATCATCTTCAACAACGGAACGCTTCGCGAGCTTTACAGCAAGACGCTTCTCCTCGCGCAGTCTATTTAACGTCAAACATTCACGGGTGAATGATATGAAACTCCTCTCCGGTCTCCTGACCCTCGCTCTCGCTGCCGTCCTCGCGCTGGCCCCGGCTATCGCTGAGGCTCGCTCCTCGTTCGGCGGCTTCCGTGGTGGCAGCAGCTTCCGCTCCTCCTCGTTCTCGTCGCGCTCGTTCTCGCGCCCGTCGACCACGTACAGCCGCCCCTCGACCAGCTATAGCCGACCTTCGACGACCTATCGTCCTGCGCCGGTTTACAGCAGCCCGAGCTACTCCTCGACGACCATCAACCAGTCCAGCGGCGGCGGCTTCATGAGCAGCCTGTTCGGCTCGATTGCGGGCAACGTCATCGCTCAGTGGCTGTTCGGTGAAGACGAGAAGCCAGCCCCAGCGGCTCCTGCCGCAGTGCCGGCACCAGCGGCCCCGGTCGCTCCTGTTGTTCCGGCTGTTCCCGCAGCTCCGGTAACGCCGTGAGCCTTCAGGACCACACGAACGAAAACCTCCCAAGCAACCTGAAGGTTTCCCGAAAGGGGAACCTCCTCGTGCTGCAGACGAGGACGGCGACGATCTACCTCGACTTCAGCCGTCGAGACGAGCTGGTCGAAGCAATCAAATCCTTGGGGTGAAAGCCGCCCCGAGGGCCATTTTCAATTACCCCCCACTTAAGGATAACTCGATGGCCCAAGCCGAAGAGCGCTTCCCCCACATCCCCAAAGACCTCATCGAGGCTCTTGATAAGAGGTTCCCTGAGAGGACACCCTCATTAAAAACCTCCTTTGAAGAGATCAGATGGAAGGGTGGTGAGAGAGCTGTCGTGAGGTTCCTCCTCGAACAATATGACCGTCAGAATGAGACGGTGATCAACGAACAGGTTCTCAAGTAATGTGCCCACCGAAAGTCAAGACCCAGAAGGTCGAGGCTGTCGCACAGACACCTCCGCCCGCTCAGCCTGCGGCCACCGTCAATCAGGCTGGTCCGAAGACGCCCGAAGAAGCTTCCCCCGAAAGTGTAGCCATCAAGGCTAAGCGCAGGGGCCGCTCTGGTCTCCGCATCCCGCTGGATGCCGGTACCGGTGGTGGCGCAACCGGGATCAACGTCCCTCAGGCATAAGGTTCCAGAATGACCGGACAAACAGCTTCCGGTCGTTATCAGCAGCTCAGCCAAGCCAGATCGGCCGTCCTCGAACGAGCCCGCACTTCCGCTAAGCTGACCATCCCATCGCTTCTCCCACCCTCTGGGCACTCCGAGACCTCGACGCTGCCGACCCCGTTTCAGGGCATCGGTGCGCGAGGCGTCAATAACCTGGCCTCCAAGCTCCTGCTGGCCCTTCTCCCTCCGAACTCTCCCTTCTTCCGTTTGATGATCGACGATTTCACGCTCGAAAATCTGACGCAGCGAAAGGGCATGAGAGCCGAGGTCGAGAAGGGTCTGAACAAGATCGAGCGGGCCTTGATGACGGAGATCGAGACCACGGCCATCCGTGTGTCTGCCTTCGAAGCGCTGAAGCAGCTCCTCGTTGCTGGTAACGTCCTAATCTACCTCCCCCAGACGGGAGGCATGCGGGTCTTCCGTCTCGACCGTTACGTGGTCAAGCGTGACCCGATGGGTAACGTGATCGAGATCGTCACCCGAGAAGATATTTCACCTGACATGGTTCCCGCCTCAATGAAGGGAGCCGTGAAGCAGAAGTCGAAGTCGAACGAAAAGACTATCGAGCTTTACACCCACATCGTCCGTCAGGCCGACAAGTGGACCATTCGCCAAGAGATCAAGGGCATGTCTGTGCCGGGGTCGCATGGCTCCTATCCGCTGGACAAGTGCCCGTGGATACCGCTCCGCTTCACCAAGATCGACTGCGAAGACTACGGTCGCGGCTACGTCGAGGAATACTACGGCGATCTGTTGTCCCTCGAAACGCTCCAGCAGGCCATCGTCGAAGGCTCCGCTGCGGCTGCTAAGGTTCTGTTCCTCGTGAACCCGAACGGCACCACCCGCATGACGGATATCGCCAAGGCACCGTCTGGCGCAGTTCGCTCCGGTAATGCCGAGGACGTTAGTGTCCTTCAGCTCGAAAAGTATGCCGACTTCCAGATCGCCTTCAAGACGATTGAGACCATCCAGCAGCGCCTGTCGTTTGCCTTCCTCCTGAATACCGCCATCCAGCGGGCAGGGGAGCGCGTGACGGCTGAAGAAATCCGGTACATGGCCGGTGAGCTGGAAGATGCCCTCGGTGGTGTCTACTCAATCCTGTCGCAGGAGTTTCAGCTCCCGCTCGTGCGCGTCATCATGTTCCGCATGGAGCGCCAGAAGAAGATTCCGGCCCTGCCTAAGGGCATCGTCAAGCCAACCATTACGACCGGCCTCGAAGCGCTGGGTCGTGGCCATGACATGAACAAGCTGAGCATCTTCGCGCAGACAGCGTCGAACATCGCCGCTCTTCCGCCTGAGATCAGCAAGGCTGACTTCCTGATGCGCGTTGGTACCGCCCTCGGCCTCGACATGGACGGCCTCGTCAAGACGCCTGAACAGCTCCAGCAGGACCAGCAGACCGCGATGATGCAGCAGCTCATCGAACGGCTCGGCCCGAAGGGGATGGACATCCTCAGAGATCAACTCAAACCAGAGGTGCAAGATGGCTCGCAAGCCCCAGCCCAAGCCTCAGCCTGAGGTGGCCGAGAAGGTCGCCCCTGAGGGAGCCCGCAAGGGTGAACCGAAGCGGACTGAGCATGAAGGTGGCATCGTCTCCCTCGACTACTAAGGACCACCAGATGCCGTCATTCGGTGATGCATTCAAGGCTGCCCGCGCAGCCGGTAAGACGACCTTCAAGTTCGGAGGCAAATCCTACCACACCAAGACCAAAGACGAGATGGCCAAGACCAAGAAGGCCGTCCCGACACCAACTCCTCGACCGGAGAAGCAGGGACCGAACAAGCCCGCCGCCGCAGCCTCCTCGGCCCCGAAGCCGAAGCAGGACTATCCTCGCCCCGCAGCAGCGGTTGGCATCGCACGTGCTGGCTCGGCAATCTCCAACGCCGCAGCTCGGCAGGAGAACGCGCCTGTCGCCAAGGTACCGTCCCGCGCCAACGCGAACGGAAACACTGTCCAGAAGCCGCAGACCCCGCCTCGGGGCACCGTGGCAAAGCCTGAAACGCAGGGACCGAAGCCTGAAGAGCAGCAGTGGTTCGCCCGTAAGGGTTCCGCGATCTCGCTCGGCATCGCTCGTCGCCGCAACGCCCCGTCTCGATAACAAGCAGGAACAATGGAAAACGAAGTAACCGAACAGAACCAGATCGTCGTCCCCGGCTCGGAAGAGCATGACGCCCTGATGGTCGAAAAGTTCCAGTCCCAGAGTGGCAAGGAACAGGCTACCCCGCCCGCCGATGAGCGCCCGTCCTGGCTGCCCGAGAAGTTCGCCAAGCCGGAAGACCTCGCAGCTTCCTACGCCGAACTGGAGCGCAAGCTCGCCGGTGGCGCTTCCGAAGCACCGGCCCCGAAGGCTGGCGACGCGCCCCTCGAAGAAGCCCGTGACGTGGTCGCAGGCGTTGGCCTCGACTTCGACGCTCTCAGCGATGAGTTCGCCACGTCCGGTGCCCTGTCTGATGAGAGCTATACCAAGCTCGCTGAGAAAGGTCTGACCCGCGAAGTGGTCGACAGCTTCATCGAAGGTCAGGAAGCCAAGGCCCAGCTTTACCGTGCCGAGGTTCTCCTCGCCGTGGGCGGTGAAGACACCTACACGCAGATGTCCGAATGGGCTGCAACGAACCTCACGCAGGCTGAACTCGAAGCCTACAATGATCAGGTCGACAGCGGCAACCTCACGGCAGCCAAGATGGCTGTTCAGGGCCTCAGGGCTCGCTTTGAGAAGGAGAATGGCGCTGAGCCGCAGCTCCTCAATGGCGAGACAGGTGGCAACTCCGCCGAGGTGTTCCGGTCGACCGCAGAACTCACCGCAGCTATGCGCGACCCTCGCTACAAGAAAGACCCAGCGTACCGCGCTGATGTCGAGCGCAAGCTGTCCAAGTCCTCCCTGTTCTAAGGAAATCTGATGAACATTCTTCTGCTCCTCTGGGCGCACCTCGACGACATCTTCGCAGTGCTGTTTGCGATGCAGGCTGCCCTCGTCGCTATCGTGCGCCTGACCCCGACCCCGAAGGACGACGCTGTCGCAGCCAAGGTGCTGTCCGTCCTTGAAAGCCTCGCCTCTGTCCTGTCCGTCAAGCGGAAGGGCTTCCCGGCAGCTCCGACCTCTCCGGGTCTTTACTAGGCGGTCAATCCATCTTGGGGTCCAACACAAAGTTACGTTGGACCCCGAACTGCTCGGCAAATCGGTATCCCATCAGACGGTACCAGCGCTCGATTTCTGGATGAGTGCCGTAGCACATGGAGACCATCGGGAGGTTACCAAAACTTACTTGCATTTCACGCATGAAGGTCCTTCCAAATCTTACAGAAGGAGTCTTTGGATCGAAAAAGGCCTCGGTTCCATAGAAGTACGTTCCGATGATGGGGTGACCGGAAGCCTCGTCGGGTGAAAACCCGATAATCCCAACAGTGTCGTTGTTGTGATCTATCGCCCAAACAGCATCCTGTTTGCGCAGCGATCGGAAAGTGTTTTTGGCCTCATCAGCAGTGTACCCCGCAGCATGAGTCTCATCGACGCAACGTTGTGCGAGACCGCTGAAGACGGTCCGTAGATCTCGTGGGGTTGCTTTTCGTGCCTGCATTGATCCCTCTTACGATGCACGATCATAAAGTGAGAATATATGCGCTCTGTGGTTGTTGTGCCAGTCCCGAGTAGCAATCATCGCGTCGAGTCTGACTGACTCATCTACAGCGTTCCGTTCCATAAACGCTGAAGAGTGTACATGGCGTCAGCATTATAAAGTGCTGAAATACTGCCTGTGAAAGAAGTTCGACAGTGCTGCGTGCCTTATACGCGGCTGTCAAAGGTAATCCCCAGAACACCACTCTGCAAACTTAGCCCCGATGCGTCGGGACAACTTTGTCGTGTCGAGTGAAGACGTTCGGGAAGCCTGATCAACTTCCAACTCTTCACAGGAAATACTATTCATGGCAAACGCCAACGTTACCCGCATCGGTCAGATCAACGGCTCTGGTGATGTGGATGCACTCTTCCTCATGAAGTTCGCAGGTGAAGTTCTCACCGCCTTCGAGGAAACCAACGTCGCCCTCGAACATACGATGACGCGCACAATCGATTCCGGCAAGTCGGCCCAGTTCCCGGCAACCGGTAAGGTCGGCGGTGAGTACCACGTCCCGGGTACCGAGATCACCGGCCTGAACCTGAAGTCCGCTGAAACGATCATCACCATCGACGACCTGCTCATCTCGCACGGCTTCATCGCCAACATCGACGAGGCCAAGACCCACTACGACCTGCGCTCGATCTACTCGACCGAAATGGGCCGCTTCCTCGCCAAGACGATGGACAAGCACCTGCTCCAGGTCGGCGTCCTCGCAGCTCGCGCCACGAACGTGGTCGACGGTGAGCCGGGTGGTTCGGTCATCCTGACGGGTGAAGCTGGCCTCCCGGCCACGCCGAACTTCGACACCAATGGCGATCACCTCGCTGCTGCCCTCTTCATCGCAGCCCAGAAGCTCGACGAGAAGGACGTGCCGGAAGAAGAGCGTGTCGCCTTCGTGCGTCCCGCCCAGTACTACAACCTCGTCAAGGCAACCAACAACCTGAACAAGGATTGGGGTGGCATGGGTTCCTACGCTGAGGGCAACATCCTCAAGGTCGCAGGCATCCAGATCGTCAAGACGAACCACCTGCCGAAGACGGACCTGTCGGCTGCAACCGGCGTCGAAGCTGGCTCGGGCCTGAAGTATCGCGGCAACTTCTCGAACACCTCTGCGCTTGTCATGCACAAGTCTGCAGTCGGTACCGTCAAGCTGCTCGATATGGGCATGGAGTCGGCCTACGACATCCGCCGTCAGGGTCACCTGATGGTCGCTAAGTACGCGGTCGGTCACGGCATCCTGCGCCCGCAGGCCGCTGTCGAAGTCCGCAACGCTGCGGCCTAATATATCCACTCGTGAATTTATGGGGAGGCTCCTTCGGGGGTCTCCCCTTTTTTTCATCCTTCCCCTGAGAGGCCGAATGTCAGTCTTGATCCTCACTCCGACGACGGAGCTGGAGGCGATCAACCTCATGCTGTCCGTCATCGGTGAAAGCCCCGTTAACACGGTTGAAGACACTGGTGTTGTCGACGCAGTTGTCGCCCGCCAAATCCTCATTCAGTCCAGCCGAGACGTTCAGCTCGTTGGCTGGCACTGGAATACTGAAATCGACTACCCGATTGCCGCAAGCTTCCCTGAAGGTGAGCTTCTGCTGCCTCCGAACACCCTCAAGGTGGACACTTCGGGGCCTGACGCGAGCATCGATCTGGTCCAGCGAGGCAACCGCCTCTACGACCGCAAGAACCATACCTTCAGCGTGGGCCGCACGGTCTACGTCGAGATCGTCCTTCTCCTGCCTTTCGATCAGCTCCCTGAGGCTGCCCGCTCGTACATCGTGATGCGAGCCGCCCGCCAGTTTCAGGAGCGCATGGTCGGCTCGGAAGTCATCTGGCAGTTCAATTCCAGAGACGAGCTGAAGGCATGGGCGAACCTGCAATCGACGGAAGCTGAGACGCTCGATCTGAACGTCTTCAGCGATAACCCCTCCGTTCGCCGCGTGATGGACCGTACTCCCCCGGGAGGCCTCAGCTAATGGCAGGGGCTCTCATCTCCACGACCATCCCGAACCTGATTAACGGGGTCTCGCAACAGCCTTACGCACTCCGTCTGGCCAGCCAGTGCGAGCTTCAGGAGAACGCCCACAGCTCAGTTGTCGAGGGCCTCCGCAAGCGCCCCGGTACAACCCACCGAGCGAAGATTACCAACGCCCCCGCAGGCGAGCTGTTCACGCACACCATCAATCGCGACCGGACGGAGCAGTATGAGATCATCGTCGGTAACGGAGCGCTGAAGGTCTATGACCTGAAGCTTGGAACCGAGAAGACGGTAGCCTTTCCGAATGGCACCGCATACCTCGCTGCGACAGACCCGCGATCTTCCTTCAAGGCAGTCACGATTGCCGACTTTACGTTCATCATCAACCGCACGATCACGGTTGCGCAGGACACCACTCTTGCAGCAGCTCGGCAGCCTGAGGCCATTATCTGGGTCAAGCAAGGCTCCTACGGCACGAAATACTCGATCACGCTGAATGGCGTGACGGCTTCAGTGACCACGCCTGACGGCTCGACTGCCTCGCACATCTCGGATGTCCAGACTGATGCCATTGCCCAGAACCTGATAACCGCAATCAGCGCGGCGATCTCGGGCTTCACGTTCACCCGCAACGGGTCGAGCATCTGGGTCAGGAAGGCCGATGGCGCTGACTTCACGGTTGGCGTAACGGACAGCCAGGGCGACCAAGCGATGAAGCTCGTTAAGGGTTCCGTCCAGCGGTTCTCCGACCTGCCTGCGAAGGGCTTCGACGGTTTCCGTGTCGAGATTGCGGGTGATCAGTCATCCTCGTTCGACAACTACTACGTCCAGTTCAAGACCGAAAGCGGTACCCAATCAGGTGTCTGGGTCGAGAGCGTCAAGGGTGGTGAAGCAATTCGCCTCAAGGCCTCGACGATGGCCCATGCACTGGTCCGTGAAGCTAACGGCACGTTCACCTTCAAGCAGGTGACGTGGGAGGACCGGAAGGTCGGAGACCTCGACAGCAGCCCGATGCCCTCGTTCGTCGGCAAGAAGCTGAATGACATCTTCTTCCACCGCAACCGACTGGGCTTTATCGCTGATGAGAACGTGGTCTTCTCTCGCTCCAGCGACTTCTTCAATTTCTTCCGTTCGTCAGCCACTCAGGTTCTCGATACCGACCCGATCGATGCCGCTGTGTCGCACATCAAGGTCTCCATCCTGCAGCACGCAATCCCGTTCAATGAAACGCTGCTGCTCTTCTCGGAGCAGACGCAGTTCAGCCTCGGGGCCACCGAGCTGCTGACACCGGAGACGATCTCGATCAACCAGACGACCGAGTTCGAATGCTCGCTCAAGGCCCGCCCTGTTGGCGCTGGCCGGAACATCTACTTCACGTTCAATCGTGGGGAGTTCTCAGGTCTGCGGGAGTATTACGTCGACGGTGATACGAAGACGAACGATGCGAACGATGTGACCTCGCACGTCCCGGCCTATGTGCCGAAGGACATCTCGAAGATGGCTGCCTCTTCCTCCGAAGACACCATCGCCCTTCTGTCGGAGACCGAGCGCAACACCGTCTACATCTACAAGTACTATTGGAATGAGCAGGAAAAGCTGCAGTCCGCATGGTACCGGTGGACGTTCCCGGCGAGTGATACGCTCCTCTCGGTCGAGTTCGTCGAGAGCAATCTTTACCTGATCATCCGCCGTGCTGATGGCGTGTTCATCGAGAGCATGCCGGTCAACCCCGGCACCAAGGACACAGGCTTCGACTTCGGCCTTCACCTCGACCGCAAGGTCACTGAGGCGAGCTGCACGGTCAGCTACAACGCGACCACGAACCAGACGACGATCACTCCTCCGTACACCATGCAGGCTGGTGAAGAGTTCGTTATCGTGTCCCGTGATGGTGACCCGCTCAAGAAGCCCGGGCAGATCATCCCGTACACCCCCAGCGGCAACACGATGGTGGTCGCAGGGAAGGTGGAGAAGTTCTTCCTCGGTCGAAACTACGTGATGCGCTATCGCTTCTCGACGTTTGTCATCAAGGAAGAAGCGGTTGGCGGTGGTCAGATGACCGTAGGCGAGGGGCGCATCCAGCTCCGCAAGGCGAACCTGACCTACGACACCAGCGGTTACTTCCGTGTGGAGGTGACGCCCTTCCGGCGAGACACCTACCGCTACGTCTTCTCAGGCCGCGTGATTGGCTCGGCCAAGAACGTCCTCGGTCAGGTCGCCGTCGACAGGGGCCGCTTCTCGTTCCCGCTCATGGCCAAGAACGATCTCGTTACGGTCGACATCATCAACGACACCTTCCTCCCTTGTGCGTTCCTGAGCGCTGAGTGGGAGGCCCTTTACGTTATTCGCTCCAAGAGGCTGTGATGCTGGAAACACGTCGCTCGCTTCCTGAGGACGTGACGTATCTCGCTCCAAGACTTCGAGAGGCTGACCTGAGGGAACTGCAAGCTGCTGGCGCTGCCGGTGCTGAGCAGTCTCTCAGGGACGGCATCACTCTCTCGAAGGAGTGCATCAGCATTGTGAACGATGACGATAAGGCAGTGGCCATGTTTGGCGTCTGCCCGTCACCGGACAGTGACGTGGGATACATCTGGCTCCTCGGAAGTGACGAGATCAAATCAAACAAGACACGGTTTCTCCGCCGCTCCAAGCAGTGGATTGAAACCTTCCACCAAGAATTTCCGGTCCTCACGAACTACGTCGATCAGCGCAATACGGTCCACCTCATGTGGCTCCGCTGGCTCGGCTTCAAGTTTCTGAGAACCGTCAACGCACCGGGGCCGGGAAACCTGCCCTTCTACGAATTTGTGAGGATACGCAATGTGTGATCCCCTTTCGATGATCGGGTTCGCAATCGGCGCAGCTCAGCAGGCCTTCAGCTATCAGGGGCAGGTTCAAGCTGCCAATGAGCAGAACCGCATGTACCGCGAGAACGCAGCCCGCGCCAACCAGAACGCCCGCGACCAGATGTTCCAGACCCAGCAGCGCATGCTGCAGGAGCAAGAGAAGGCTGGCGCTGAGAAAGCCGACAACCTTCGTGATGCCCGTGAAGCCAAGGCTACGGCCACGGCAGCAGCCGGTGAGGCTGGTGTATCAGGTCTCTCGGTCGACGCCCTCCTGGCTGAGTTCGATGGCCGCGCTGCGACCGCTAACGACCGCGTCGATCAGAATACCGAATGGACGCTGAACCAGCTCAACAACGAAATGAAGGGCATTCGCTCAAACGCTGAGGACCGCATCAACTCGGTCCAGCGGGCAGCAAAGCCGTCCTTCTTCGACGCGGGTCTCAGGATCGCTGGTGCCGGTCTCGATTCCTACAACGACTACAAGGTCCGTCAGAGGACGACAGGGAGAGTTTAATGGCACGTTTGCCGGGGCTGAGGCCCATTGACGAAGAGCGCCGCCGCTCCGGTGGTGGCCAGAACCGTGGCCGCGTTCGCACACCCTCCGCTGACAACATCAGGGTGCAGGGACTGTCCCCGAGCGCTTCCCCGGTTGATACCTATGCCCGCCCCGAGCAGGCCCCGATTGGGTCGAATGGCTGGGAGAGCTTGGCGAAGTCTCTGGCTTCCATCCAGCCGAGCATCAACAACTTCCTGAACGTGCAGGGGCAGGAGCGTCAAGACGACGATGTCACCGCAGTGAGACAGGCGTTCCTGCAGAAGTCCCCCGACGAGGTCCGCAAGGCAATCAAGGAGGGCGCTGTCCCCGGTCTGACGAGCCTCGCTGGTCGAGAGCTTGCCGGTGAGCGTCTGGCCTACGACCGCTCGCTGCAGCTCATGTCGGCTTATCAGACTGACTTCGACCGCCAGACTGGTGATGTTGACGCCTTCGTGCGGGATCGTATCAAGGACGATCTGGCTGAGTTCGGGGACGACAAGGTTCTCATGGGGGCTTACTCGAAGCAGATCGCTGCCTTCACCGAGAAGCTCCGCAACCAGTCGGTCGACGACCGCGCCCAGTTCGTGCAGGACACTCGCCAAGGTGACGTGTTCGAGAGGTGGTCGGCTAAGTCCACCTTCAACCGTGCTGAGGGTATGGCCCCGGTCGATGTTGCGGCAGGCATGTTCGGAGAGTTCACCAAGAACCAAGAGCTGCTCCGCATCCCGTTCCAAAAGCAGCAGGAGATGATGCTTCAGCTTGCCGATCAGGCTGCCACCCGTGGCGATTACGATCTGGCCAAGTCCATCCTCCAGCACCAGCGCTCAGACGGCCCTTACAAGGGAAGCCTGATGACGGACGCTAAGGTGGGCGATACGGCCACCAAGCTGTTCGCTCGCATCGACGCTGACCAGATGAAGGACCGCATGGCTGCCGATGCCGCTGCTGATGAGGAGAACCTCTACAGCGAAGGCGTGAAGGCTGCCGAGGCCGGTGCGATCTTGGGCATTGGCGATGCACAGGTCCGTGACAAGAACGGTGAGCTGAAGACGGTCAGCGCCGACAGCCAGAAGAAGGAGGTCGCCAACCGGCTGATCACCAAGGCATCGGAGGAAGCTGCCTATCGGGAGAAAGACCCCGAGAAGCGCCCGCTGCTCGCTCGCCGTCTGGAGAAGGAGAAATTCGTCGGCTCTGGTCTGGAGCATCCCGTCTGGTTCAAGGCCATGAACGGTGCCCCAGGACAGATCAGCCTGAACGCTGCTACCGGCGAAATCCCCCCGTCTGCCAAGGACGCTTACGACACCTACCAAGACCTCTACAAGGACAGCCCTCAGTATCTCGCGAAGTTCCTTAACAAGGACGCTCTGGAGTTCTTCGAGGCTGCCCGACTGGCGGAAGAGGCGGGTAACGCAGGTACGCCTGAGGGTGCCCTGCGCATCGCCCATGCGGTGACGCAAGACCCGAACCAGATGGATGAGGGCCTGAAGCTCAAGTACGAGAGCATCGACAGCGCGGTGAACTCCGCAGTCTCCAGCTCGACGACTTGGGGCGAATGGGTGTTCGGAAAGCAGACAGCCGGTAACCAGAACTACGTCAGGAGCGAGGTCATCCGTCTCGCTAAGCAGTATGCGCTGCTTGGTAAGGACAACGACGAGGCCATCGAGCAGGCGAAGGAAACGTTCCAGAAGAACCACATCAACGTCGCTGGCTCGTACATCAAGAACGACAAGCGCCTCCCGGGCGACTTCGAGCCGCTGGTTAACCAGTACCTCTCGGAGTTTGTCGAGAAGCACAAGGGCGATCTGAACTACGACATCGACGACCTGACCATCGGCCAGAGCAATGGCACGGGTGGCTACTACATCGTCCGCAAATCCGACCGCATGCCTGCGGCCCCGGAGTCTAACGACATCTATTTCTCACTCAATACCCTGAACGACCTGCGTAAGCGCAATCGCGATCAGAAGATCGACGAGGTGACGACGAAGCAGAACGCACGCTAAGGAACCCTCATGGCCGACATCAGGTCAATCATCATTGATGCCGCGAACCGCTATGGCGTCGACCAAGACTATGCCCTCCGAACTGCCCAGATCGAGAGCGGCCTCAATCCTCACGCACAGAATAAGACCTCCTCCGCAGGGGGTCTTTATCAATTCATCGACAGCACATGGGGCAAGTACGGCAATGGCGCGTCGAAGTTCGATGCCTATGCCAGTGCTGACGCCTTCATGCGTTTCACGCGGGACAACCAGAACTTCCTCAAGAAGAAGCTCGGGCGTGACCTGTCGAAGTGCGAACTATACCTCGCGCACCAGCAGGGTGCCGGTGGGGCGCTGAACCTCTTGGCCAACCCGAACGCCATGGCAGTGAACCTCGTCGGTCGCGCTGCGGTTGTCGGGAACGGTGGCCAGACGGGCATGCTCGCTTCCGAGTTCGCCGGTCTCTGGGCAAAGAAGATGGGTGACACGGTTGTCGGTAACGGCCCCGCTGGCCTCGTCATGCCGGGATCGATGGGCAACTCCCAGAACCCCGGCGACTTCTCGGTTCACGATCAGGGCCGCATCAGCACCTCCGACGTGGTGCCTACGATGAACGTCACGCGGGCCGAAGAGGTCCAGCAGGAGAAGGACCGTCAGGCCGCTCAGCCGTCTTACGGCGATGCAATCGCGACAGCCGTGAAGAACGAGTGGTCCATCCTGACGCCCTTCCGTGCGCTCGGTCATTACGACCCTGAACCGGACTACAAGCTGACCAAGGAGAAGCTCGAAGCGTTCGGCCAGAGCATACCCGACGAGTACCTCGACGAGTTCGAGGACGCTGTCTCTGACGAACACGCTGCGGCCATTCGCGACCGGCTGCTGACCCAGCTTGAAGACAATCGCAAGATCGCCTCGCTGGGCACGGCCGGCACGATCATCTCCTTCGGGGCTGCCTTGACTGACCCCGGTGCTATCGCCGCTACGGCTGCGATCGGTGCAGTGACAGGTGGCCTCGGTGCCCCGGCTGCTGTGGCCGCTCGTCTCGGTCGCGTGGGCATGGTCGGCCTTGCTGCTGCTGAAGGCGTGGCCGGTAACCTCGCCACTGACATCCCCCTCACGGCTGTAGACCCGACCCGCGATGTGTCCTTCGATGAGCTGAAATACAGCATCGGTACCGGCCTCGTTATGGGCGGTGTGATGGGAGCCTTCCGGCGCAACCCAATGTTCACAGAAGAGGCCAAGCAAATCGCGAAGCTCGGGGAGCAGATGCGGACTGAGGCGGCTACTCCGACCGCTAATCCCGGCTCGGTTGGTGCTGCCGCTGTGATGGGTGATAACTTCACTCGCAGCGATACGTCCAACCTGATCGACGACTTCAAGCGTCTCGACCCCAAGGGCCGCTTCCTGAACTGGCGCATGGACACGGTCGGCCAGCTTATGAACTCGAAGAACCCGATGGCGCAGGCTGTTGCTCGCTACCTCGGTGAGGACGGTGTCCGTGCCAAGAGGGGCAGCGGGGTGGTGACCCAGATCGCCGCGACCGAGCGCATGCAGCGCCGACTGCGCGTGGCCCAGATCAACTGGTATCGGGGCTACGACGATGCCTGGAAGAAGTACCGCAAGGCAAACGGCATCAACGGCTTCAAGAGCCAAGACGCCAAGCTGCGGTTCAACGAGCAGATCACCGATTACATCCGCGAGGAGAACCTGTCTGTCCGCGCTCAGTTTCCCGCTGAGGTGAAGCAGGCTGCCGGGGCGTTCCAGTCGGAAATGAAATCCTTCTGGAAGGAAGCCCAAGAGCTGGGTCTAACGCGGACCGAGATCGGCGTGGAGAACTACTTCCCGCGCTATCCTCATCTCGCCAAGGCAACCAAGCTGATCAGGCAGATCGGCTACAGCATGGACGAGAAGGGTGGTCTGACGGACCTGTTCCGTGACGCCATCCTGAAGCGTCAGCCTGACATCGACCCTGCCATCGCCAAGCGCATGGGCTACGCGGTCCTCGACCGTATGCAGAAGCTCAGCTCTGGTGAGGAGATGTTCGGCAGTGGCAGTATCGGCTTCGATCTCGATGACCTTGAGGTGGAGCTGAAGCATTACCTCGACGACGACCAGATCGCCAACGTGAAGGCGTGGGCATCGCGCAATACGAAGAAGGAAGACGAGGCCAGCGGAGCAGCCCGCATGAAGGCCCGCATCATGCTCGATGAGAACCACTTCGCGGATGTCTGGGACAAGCATGGCGGTCGACAGAAGCTCAGCATCGCAGACTTCTATGTCAAAGACCCGCACACGGCCTTCCAGCTCTACTCGCGGAACATGAGCGGCCAGATCGCCATGGCCCGCATCCAAGTCCGTGACCCCGTGACCGGCGACCTGCTGGTAGACGGCATCAGGAATGCGAACGACTGGACGAAGCTGAAGAACCAGATCAAGTCCGTGGGCGAGGCGAGCGGCGCGAACAACACGCTCGATGAGAAGAACCTCGACTTCCTGTACTCGGCCATTACCGGCACACCGCTGGCTGGCATCGACCGTGGCTCTGATGGGGCGACGTTCTTGCGCATGCTGAGGGACTTCAACTTCCTGCGCCTGATGGGGCAGGTGGGTTTCTCGCAGGTGCCTGAGTTCGGTCGTCAAGTCTCTCAGGTTGGCATCAAAACGACATTTCAGGCGGTACCTTCCTTCCGCCATCTGATCGACATGGCCCGCTCGGGTAAGATGACCGATGAGGTGGCTGAGGAGCTGGACGCGCTGGGTGCCTTCGGTACCGACTACGAGCGCACCGCGCACTACCTCGACATGGACGAGATGGGCGTTCCGATCACCAGCGGGACCGATTCGATGACCCAGCGAGTGGCCGGTGCGGTGAACCCGAAGCTCCACGCGATGAACCGCTTCGTCTCGATGGGCTCGGGCATGGCCCCGATCAACCGTGTGTTCCAGAAGTGGTCGGCCCGTGCGGCTGCCGTGAAGTTCACCAAGATGGCGATGTTCGGGGATAAGATCGATGCAGAGCGTCTTCGTGCCCTCGGGCTTGGCAAGGACGATGCTGATAAGATCTTCGAAGCAATTAGGACGCACGCCACCTTCAAGGGCGGTGTGAAGTCTCCCTCGAAGCTTCAGAGCCTCGGCATCAAGAACTGGGACGGTAACACCCTCTCGCTCTTCGAGGATGCGATGTTCCGGCTGAACCGGACGATGATCCTTGAGAACGACCCCGGTCAGATGCACCGCTGGATGGCTCACCCGCTGGGCCAGATGGTCATGCAGTTCCGCACCTTCGCGATGGCTGCTCACACCAAGGCGCTGTTGCAGGGCTTGAACCTGCGTGACGGTCCCGCGATCTTCGGCATGCTGGCATCGAGCTTCCTCGGTTCGCTGGTCTATGCCGGTCAGATACACCTCAACCTGCTTGGCAGGGAGGACCGCGAGGACCAACTAAAGGAACGTCTGTCGTGGTCCAAGCTGGCCTTGGCTGGCTTCTCCCGCTCGTCGGAAAGCGCCTTGATCCCAATGGCGGCTGACATCGGCTGGCAGTTCTTCGGAGATGAGCCGATCTTCGACACCCGCTCCTCGGGCCTGAAGACGACCATGCAGGGCGCTCTCGGCAACCCGACTGGTGACCTGATCTCGACCGGCTTTGCTGGCGTTGCCGGTGTCACCTCTGCTGCCTTCGGGGACGACTACTCTCAGACCGATTGGCAGAACCTCACTCGCGTCCTGCCGTTCTCGCGCATGATGGGCGCTGTCCAGTTCCTTAACTGGGCTGGCTCAGGCCTGCCTCGGCGCGAGCTTCGCGACTAAAACAATCCACCAGTGAATGGCTGGCCCTCGGGGAAACTCGGGGGCCTTTTTCATTTCCAAGAAAGACACACACATGGCTCTTGCCTATGCGCAATCCCTCGGGGATGGGACTACCCGCGTCTTTACGGTACCTTTTCCCTACCTCTCTAAGACCCACGTTCAGGTGAAGGTGAATGGCGTTGCTGTCTCCTACACCTGGCTGTCGGAAACTTCTATCCAGACGGCCACAGCCCCGGCTGCTGGCGCAATCGTTGACAGACGCCGAGTTACCCCTCGTGACACCGTGATGGTCGACTTCGTGGACGGCTCGACGCTCGTCGAAAGCGATCTCGATCTCGCCACCTTGCAGGTCTTCTACCTCGCGCAGGAAGCGTTTGACCTCGGTGAGGCTTCTCTCGGTGTGACGGAGGATGGTTCGTTCTCTGCTTTGCAGCGCCGCATTGCCAACCTTCTCGATCCGACGCAGCCGCAGGACGCAGTGAACAAGCGGTGGGCCGAAACGGCGATGACTTCCCAGCTCGTGCAGGCCACCCAGAAGGCCAGCGATGCAGCTTCCTCGGCAAGCGCCTCGGCAAATTCCGCGACCGCTTCAGCCGGTTCGGCATCGACGGCGACGACCCAAGCAAACACCGCGACCACCAAGGCTTCCGAAGCTGCCGCTTCTGCGACGGCTGCGAACACGTCCAAGAACACGGCCACGACCAAGGCTTCCGAAGCTGCGGCAAGCGCTGCCGATGCTCTGGCCTCGAAGAACGCCGCTGCGGCTTCCGCTGATGCTGCCGCTCAGTCGGCTCAGGACGCTGCTCTGTTCGACCCGTCGAGCTACTACACGAAGACGGAGATCGATACATCTCTCGGCACGAAGCTGAACTCGTCGGCTTACACTGCCGCCGATGTGCTGGCGAAGATCAAGACGGTTGACGGTGCGGGTTCTGGTCTCGACGCCGATACGGTCGATGGACTGGCACCTTCGGCGTTTCCAGTTTCGACCGCGCAGCAGACAGCTTTGAACGCCAAAGCAGACAGCGCCTCCCCGCAAATCACTGGAATGGCGACGATTACAGGCGGTGGAGAAGCGTTGAGGATTATTACCTCAGACACGACTTCTGACCCCTATTTGTCGTTCTGGAAAGCCACTGTTCGGCAGGGTTACATACAGCACCGGGACGGTAGCGGAGACGCAGCAGGCTTCCGTATTGCTAACGACCTAAGCGGCGACCTGCTATGCCTGCCAAATGATGGCGGCATCGTGTTCTCCCACGATGGTACGAACTACCGCGAAGTGGCACGCATGTTCACCAGCGGACAGTTGGCTGTCACCTTCGGAGGTCTCCTGACGGTTGCTCACGGTCTTGGCTATAAGCCGACCCAGATTGCCGCATACTGGACGCCGACTACGTCCTACATGAATTGGAGCAACGGCCAAGAAATGCTGCTTGGCGGTAGCATCGACCATAGTGGATCAGAAGCTGGCTACGGCGTTGCTCTCTGGGCTGACGCGACGAATATCTACTGCCGCATGGGAGCGGTCAATGTAATGGCCCTTATCCCGGATAGGAATACCGGTGCTGGCTCGTCATCGAGACCTTCCGCAGCCGATTCCAAGCTCATTCTCAAGGCAAGCTAACATGACCGACAACACTCAACGTTTCTACGTCGATGGTGCAGGTAACTATCTTGGTTCCTACATCGGCTCGGTGCCTGACGGCGGTATCGAAGTTTCAACCGGACCTGAGTACGCCCACCTGAAGTGGGACTTCGGCCTGAAGGCGTTTGCTGCAGTACCTCTGGAAGAGCTTCGTGAACGGATGCCGAAGTTGACCTCCCGGCAGTTCTGGCTCGCAGCGGCTAGCATCGGTATCACTAAGGCCAGCGTTACAGCCACCGTCGACAGCCTCGCCCTGTCCGATATGGACAAGGAAATGATGAAGATCGAGCTGACGGAGGCGACCACCTTCGAGCGCCTTCATATCGCAGTGCTCGACCTCGCTGAGGCTCTCGCAATCCCCCCGGAGCAGCTAGACGCCCTCTGGGTCTGGGCAGCGGGGCTATAATGGAACACATGAACACCGAGGCCCTGCTGTTGATTGGCAGGGTCGAGGGCAAGGTGGACACGCTCATCAGTCTCGCGTCCGCGCAATCCCAGCGCATCGACACGCTAGAGGGGCGGATGTCGGCGGGGGAGGTGGATATCGCCTCCCTCAAGGCCAAGGCATCGACCAACCAATCCTTCATCACCAACATCACCGCGATCCTGGCCCTCATCGTGGCCGCGATCAGCGCCTATCTGAGCTACAAATAATGGACCTGAACAAAATCCTCGCCCAGCTCCACGAGGAGATGGCGCAGAAGCTGCTCGATAAAGTCCGTAGCGGTGAGGTGACGGCAGCCGAGCTGAACGTTGCCCGCCAGTTCCTCAAGGACAACAACATCGACGCAGTACCCAAGGAAGGCAGCCCTCTGAAGAGCCTTGCCGACGATCTCCCGTTCACGGGCGACGACGACCGTCCCTCCTACAACTAAACCCCTCACAGCCCCGCAGGTCTGACTCAGGACGTGCTTCAGTGACCTTCTGGCTACTACCCTAGCCGGAAGCGCTGAGGCGCGTCTGTGAGTCCCTGTGGCCTGTTGTATCCACAGGTGGATTAATGACAGCCGATAGCCTGAAGTCAGGCACCCATCTAAGTCCCGCTATCGACCCCCTGAAGAAGGACTTTCGAAACTTCCTCTTCGTGGTGTGGAAGCACCTCAACCTCCCAGTCCCGACAGCCGTCCAATACGACATCGCAGGGTATCTGCAGCACGGTCCCAAGCGCTGCGTGATCGAAGCCTTCCGAGGCGTGGGCAAGTCCTACGTCACCTCGGCCTTCGTCGTCTGGCTTCTCTACTGCAACCCGCAGCTCAACATCCTCGTGGTCTCGGCCTCGAAGGACCGCTCCGACCAATTCTCCAGCTTCACCAAGAGGCTGATCGCTGAGATGCCGATCTTTGCCCACCTCCGCGCCCGACCCGGGCAGCGTGATTCGATGGTGGCCTTCGATGTCGGCCCAGCCCGTAACTCTCACTCACCCTCCGTCAAGTCCGTAGGCATCACCGGCCAGCTCGCTGGTTCCCGTGCTGACATCATCATCGCGGATGACGTCGAGGTTCCGAACAACTCCATGACCCAGCTCCAGCGCGACCAGCTCTCGGAGCGTGTGAAGGAGTTCGACGCTATTCTGAAGCCGCTCCCCACGAGCCGCATCATCTACCTCGGCACCCCGCAGACCGAGATGAGCCTTTACAACAGGCTGCCTGAACGCGGCTATGAAATCCGCATCTGGCCTGCTCGTGTACCGACCGACCCCGAGCGCTACCTCGGTCGCCTCTCGAAGTTTGTCATGGACATGATCGAGGCCGGTGCAGCTCCGCGCCAGCCGGTCGACCCTCAGCGCTTCCAAGAGCAAGACCTGATCGAGCGTGAGGCGTCCTACGCCCGCTCTGGCTTCGCCCTGCAGTTCATGCTCGACACCTCGCTCAGCGACCAAGACAAGTACCCGCTGAAGCTCTCCGACCTGATCGTCGCCTCGCTCGACCCCCGCATGGCTCCCGCCAAGCTGGTCTGGTGCAACGACCCCGATAAGGTGATTTCCGACCTCCCGACAGTTGGCCTCCAGGGCGACCGTCTGCATCGCCCGATGTGGATCGCCAACGAGATGGCCGAGTACTCCGGTGCGGTCATGGCTATCGACCCGTCCGGTAAGGGCGGTGACGAGACGGCCTACGCCATCGTCAAGATACTTCACGGCAACCTCTTCATGGTCGCCTCAGGCGGCTTCAAGGAAGGCTACTCCGAAGCGACCCTCAAGTCCCTCGCAATGCTGGGTAAGACGCACAACGTGAACCGCGTGATCGTCGAAGCCAACTTCGGTGACGGCATGTTCACGCAGCTCCTGAAGCCGGTGTTCACCCGTGTCCATCCCGTGACCATCGAGGAGGTTAAGCACTCGACCCAGAAGGAACGCCGCATCTGTGACGTTCTGGAGCCGGTCATGAACCAGCACCGCCTGATCGTCGACGCAGGGGTCATCAAGCGTGACTTCGAGGCTGAACCTCATCGCCAGCTCTTCCACCAGCTCACCCGCATCACCCGTGATCGCGGTGCCCTGATCAACGACGACCGTCTTGATGCTCTCGCCATCGCTGTGACCTACTGGGTTGAGCACATGGCCCGAGACACGGAAAAGGCCGCTGACGACCATAAGGCAGAGCTGCTTGAGAAGGAGCTGAGAAGCTTCGCTGAGCATGTCTTCGGACATCAGGGACAGGACAGCCTTAGGTGGATGAACATCGGTTGAAGACCAACCCTTAATTACCACCCACTTAAGGAGAACCCGGAAGGGGAAGACCACGAATAAAGGAGAGGAGAGGGGATTGATGAAAAAGAGTTCCCTCTCCGAATGATCTTTATGATGGATGAGGGTGGGAGAAACCTTCATCCACCTCCTCCCATCCCCAAGGAAAACCTTAATGGTAACCTATAAGGGTTGACCCCAGATTCCCCGGTTGTGTATCTCTCAGGCTTCATTCTGGGGCAATCATGAAGACACTCACCAAGACACTCGCGCTAATCTCCCTCGCTGTGGCCTCTGGCTGCACGACGATGGAAGACGCTAAGCCAGCCATGCAGAGCCTTAAGGGCCAGCCTGTGCAGGCAGCCTTCGCCAAGCTGGGCTACCCTGACGCTGAACAGAACATCGCTGGGAAGAAGATATACGTCTGGAACACCAGCAGCAGCGGGACGTACACGGTCCCCACGACCAACACAGCCACGACCTACGTCAACGGCCAAGCGATCTACAGCACCGTTCAGGGCACCCGCACGGAGTCCTACGACTATTCCTGCAAGCTCAGGCTCATCGCGAGCCAAGGCGGGATCATCGAGAATTGGGACTGGGATGGCAACATCGGCGGCTGCGAACGCTACGCAGCTCGGCTGAAAGGCTGACCATGATCAACTGGTTCAAGCAAAGCGACCGCTGGATGATCGCCCTCGTGGTGGGTGTGGGATTGCTCTTCGGGCTCATCAATGTGTACAGCTAGGCCGCGCGCACCTGACAAATCTCGCTTTCGCTCGATTGTCAGGTGTCAATAGGGGGAGATGATTTGCTCGAGAAGATGACCCACGTTAAAAATCCATTAAGCGTTGTGGCCATCTTCGCCTGTTTCGCGGAGGTGAGCGGGACAGCGATCTTGCCTTTCCTCGGTAAGGAAACTCAGGACATCTATGTTTGGTTCTTGATGACCTTCCCGACGCTGCTGGTTGTTCTGTTTTTTGCAGTACTGAACTGGAACCACACGGTGCTGTATGCCCCGTCTGACTTCAAAGACGAGACGAACTGGCTCACCCTTCTGGTCAAGGCGTCACCAGTAGCGGTGGAAATTAAGGCTCAAGAGGAAGTGGCCGAAGCTGGGCTTGATGAAGCGGGACGTTCCTTCCTGGAGGACGCGGAACCTGTCGAAGAAACAAATCAGGCGGAGCTCCTTCCAGTACAAGAGAACGATACTCCACTGCCTTCGCCGCCCAAAACCTCATCTCAGGTTTCATACTCGAAATTTTCGGAAGAGCGCACGAGATTCCTAAGGAAGCGCACAAAGGACGCAGAGCAGAGGGTTCTCGCCAAACTGGAAAGGGAACGAGGACTGTTGTTCGCGACAAACGTGTCACCATCGAACAGACCAAATCTGGTGTTCGACGCGGTATCCATGGCTCTGAACGAAACAACGGTCGTGGAAGTTAAGTATACAGCGCGTGCATCTTATCCGCTCGCAGTTGTCGGTCAGGTGTACGATCGTGTCAAAGAGTTGAAAAAGGACATGAACGTCCCCCGCAGCTTTAAGATGAAGCTAATACTGGTGTTCATTACCTCGGATGATACAAGCGACGCAGAGCAACTTAAGTTGATCAATCGGGCCAAAAAGTTGGCGTCTAACTACCCATTCCAAGTTGAGGTCTTGATCTACCGTTATAGTGAGACAGCTGTTGAGCCCAGCTTATAATCTCGCTGCCGCTCGATTATCAGGTGTCAAGTGAATAGATACGACCAGACCAAGGTAGCCTTACTGAAGCTCCTACCTGAGCCTGAGGGAACCCTTGATCTATACGCCATAGGGGAGCCTCTCGTGGCCCAAGGGTTCAGCCAGGACGAGATCACCAACGTCCTCCTTTCGCTGGAAGCTCAGAAGGTCATCGAGCTGCTTCCGGGCAATTGCCTGAGGGTGACCAAGAGGTTGCCTGAGGGGTGACTACCCACGATTCTCTGCAGAAGTCAAATCCTGAACTGTGCGTATATCGGGCGCTCGGGGAAGCCTTTATGTTTCACCTCATCGAGACACTGATGGATGGACTTGAATGCTCGTAGATATCTTCACATTCCGATACAAAGATGTTCGCATCTGGGATGAATTCACGGATGATCGACGGCGGCTCTTCGTGCAAGCTTCAAGGCTGCTGACTGAACAGCTCTTCCCACTCGACATCGGCTCCAATCCATTTGAAAATCGAGACCATACCCTTAAGGCTGCCCTCCGGCATCTCGCAATGGAGCTGGGCGTGAATGACTTCGATGGAACGAATAGCAACCCAGACACAACGACCAAGGGATTTCTGCAGGCTCGTCCGCTAGCGTTGCAAAATGAGGACACCTTCATCAAAGATCGTGTGAGCCTGATTGAGCTTGTTTTCCGTTATCGTGAACAACAGATCGAGAGAGAGAACGCGAAGCTCCCCGAGAAACTCAAACAGGCGCGCCTTCAAGACATGCGTGCAAAGACCGTGCACGGCGTGAGTTTACCGGGTTCTCAGGAAGATCGAGCGAAAAATGCGAACGACAAGTTGAATAAGTGGTTTTCTGAGAACGTCAACGAATTGAACGTCAGGCTAGCAAGAGCGGACATGCGCCTCGCGTATCATGCCGGTTACTTTCAGTTTACGGGCGACAATCTTGTCGAAGAGCAGATACGGCAGCCTTTCTGGAAGGTGATCGACCATGCGAGATGGGCAAACGTCGAGGTTGACATGTTGGAGGCCTTAGACAGAAGCGACAAGAACGGTCGTGATCCTAGCCTGTACGCATCAAAGGCGCTTGAGAGCACCCTAAAGATCATTTCCGGTGAGAAAGGTTGGACATCCGGAAAGGAACCCGGTGCAGCCAGTTTTGTGCAGAACCTTAAGAAGAATGGATACCTGAAGCAGTGGGAAGAGGACATCCTGCTGGACTTTTTCCGGAAAGTCAGAAATCCCCACGGACATGGCCCCGGTGGTGAGCCAATGCCGCAATTCTCTCTGCCGCAAAACGAATGGGCCATCGACACCTGTATGGGCTGGATAAAGTCGCTCGTAAGCAGATTTTAGAATGTTCGCAGCAAAAATCTGAGAGGGCAAATCAGATATAAGGAACACCGGCTTCCCCCCGCTGCCCCTCTTTCCCACGCAAACAACCCTTCATCGGCCACAAACGGCGCATCAATGCCACATCGACGTGACACACGCTGACTAAGCCATTGATTTCATTGACATGCACACCAGATGAATGATCTGCATTCAGCAGTGATGTGCAGCCGATGGGGCGATAACTAGCGGTTGACAGAATGTCCTCGCTCCCGTTTCTTTGGGGGTGATAATGCCTTTTCGTGGTACCAATAAAGCGGTCTAAAGGAGGCGCATCAATGGGCTTTGTAACTTTCAATAAAGTCGAGATCGGCGAGACAAAGCCGTCCTCCGCTAAGGTTTACGTCAATCCCGCGTTTGTCACGTGCGTAGACAATTATTTGCCCGGCACATCAGCAATTTGGCTGGTGAACCACCACGGATTTCAGGGTGGTGCTATTTTAGTTCACGGCGCGCCTGAGAAGGTCATCAAAGCGCTCGAAGCCGCTCAAGCCTGACAGCAAATAACTGTCTATTCTTTTGGCGCGCCCTCTGCTTTCAGCAGATACGTCACGAATGAAGCGCATATACCAAGCATAAAAAGCGCATCTCTCTCAGTGACGTTCGCGTCACCCTGATCGAAAAGCGAGTGGCGAACTCCCTGCTCGTTGCTCGTGTAGCCGTAGAGCTTAACCAATGCCTCCCTAAATGCGTCATGCATAGGGCTTGCTTTGTTAAGCTCTCTGATCGCCGCGCTGAAGCTTCCAGTTATGCCGGTCTTGTTGAATACAATGGCTTCAACCGCATGAATGCTCTCCCGGACGGAGTCTGCGAAACTTCCAGCCGTGAGATGTGTCGACGCCTTTGTTAGGTGGGAGCGAACGCCATCAAGGCCTAACGCTGATGCCTTCTCTACGGCTTGTATGATAGCTTGGCCCTCTTCGGGAGAGGCGATAGGCATGATCGAATTCGAGACTAATCGATATGCGGCTCGCTCCCGGACAAGAATATTTTCGACGTATTTGCTAGTGTATTCGTCTTGCAGTTGACGCAAGAACCATTCGATGAAGCCGAGTGTCTCAGAATAACTGGCTTGTGGCAGGAAATGCCTCCTCCAGAGTTGCGTTAGTTCTGGAGCCTTGTTGTTCCATTCGTCGATAAGGTAACTGGTTCGCTCAATAATATAGGCACGGGCGACCCGTTGAATGACTCCCTTCAAGAGGGCGTAGTCGCCTGTGTTGGCGACTATCTTTTGATGCACCACGTTCCAAAGCCGAGACTTTATTATCGGCGTTACTTCCTTCAGCTTGAGTTGCGAAGGCAGCGGTACAAGGCCTTCAGCTTGTTCGAATGAAATAAGGTGCCGTTCGTTATCCATTCCACTCTCAAGGTTTCGTTGGCCGTGCCACACACGACTCAGAAATTTGCTTACAAGATAGAAATATAGACTCAGAACCAATGACTTAGAAGATGATCGCCAATTTACAAATATCTGCCTCTTTACAATCAATCCACTGGTGAATATATGTATTGCACCAAACCGGAAACGGGGCGGGGCTGAGGGTGGCGCTTCAGGGTTCTTTGACATCGTGAACGGCTAACATCGACCCTTCGGGGTTGGTGGGTAGCACTGGGCGTAGCGGGATAGCTGCATCTAGTCCTATTCACCGGTGAAACGAAAAGGAGATTTCACATGTTCAAGGGCACTCTCATCCGTTCAGGAAACAACGCGAAAACGGTCAAGGGTGATGGCGAGTATGAAACGGCTATCATGTACCTTGCGCCCTTCACTTTGGCAGGCTCGAACGTCTGCCCAATGGCTGAACAAGCGGGCTGCGTTAAGGGCTGCCTGAACACGGCAGGACGCGGCGCTTACAACAATGTGCAGGTGGCGCGGATCAACAAGACAAAGCGCTATCTGGCCAGCCGTACTCAGTTCATGGCTGATCTGGTCGACGATCTGGAGCGCTTCGTTGCCTACTGCGAGCGCAAGGGCGTCAAGCCAGCGGTTCGCCTCAACGGCACCTCAGACATTCAATGGGAAGTCGCGCACTTCGCAAGCCGTGGCGACAAGCGTGGCTCAGTCTTCGAGTTGTTCCCTGAGGTGCAATTCTACGATTACACGAAGGTTTACAAGCGGGCCTATCGGGCGCTGCCGGTCAACTACTCGCTCACCCTGAGCTACAGCCACGCTAGCACGGCCTATGCTGAGGCAGTCGTGAAAGCAGCGAATGAGACGGGCGCTAACATCGCTGTGGTCTATCGCACTAAGGAGCTACGCGACACACTCGCCAGCTACGATTGCGCCGGTCTGGCGACTACTACAGATTTCAATCTCAATCGCCCCGTCTTCAATGGCGATGAAACTGACCTACGTTTCCTTGATCCCAAGGGCGTGATTGTCGGCCTCTACGCAAAGGGCGCTGCCAAGGGTGACCGCTCGGGCTTTGTCGTGGGCTAATTCATTCACCGGTGAATTAAATGCCGAAACGGGCCTTAGCGGGCCTGTCGCGGGCCTTGGCATGGCTCGCCTGAAGATGGCTGCCGATTGAAGGAAATGAGGGAATGGCACGAAAGCCGAGGAAATATCACACGCTGGTCATTCGCATTAACGGGCGCTGGTCGCCTGAGTTTGGCGCTTATGAGCGGGAAGACGTGAGGGCGGAATACGCTGGCTATCTCGAAAGCGGAGAGGCCAAGCGCAAAGACCTGAAAGTCATCACCACTGGCGACACGCAGGCTGAAATCATGGCCGCAGTCGCCAAGCTGAACGGGGAGGGCGCGTAATGGCCGCTACCTATCACGTTCGCAAGGTGGCCAAGGGTCGCTGGGCGGTGACTTCAGTCATTCCGGGCTGGATCACGCCAATCGGCACCTACACGAAGCGCTCAGCCGCGATCACGACAGCCCGACTGCTCGCAGGGTGGCGCTCCTCGGTCGTCGTTCACTCCTCCTAAATCCGCCGAAACGGGCCTCTCTGGGGCCTGTCCCTGCGCTTGGCATGCGCGGGCTGATGATGGCTGCCCTGAGGATTACCAAGATGGAATTTGACTACTACGAAGTTCGCCCCTGCATCGACGTGAACGGGGCTTTCATCAGCTACCGGACGCTTGAAGCGTTCGAAGAAGACAAGGCGCGTCTCGTCAAGCTCGGGGAAGTGAAGCTGACTTGGACGATCTACGGCATCCTGACCAATGGCGAGGCCAGGGCGATTGGCGACTTCGTCGATCAGGCCAGCGCCATGGCCATCATGAACGCCATCCTTGCTCCGATGGCCCGCGCTCGCGATCTGATCTGGGAGGACAACGACAAAGCCTACGCGGTCCTCGACGATGTCATTAACCAGTCAAGCAACAATGAGAGAATTTGAACCCACCACCTGATGAGGCCAGTCAAGGCCGAAACCTAAGGGATCGTTACGCGGTCCCTGATGGTCGTGGTTTATCCACAATAATACACAGGGAAGTTTAATAAATATGGATGTTCGCGCCACTTTATTAACAACCCCTAATAAGTGCCTCTTTTGACTTCGCTTTGGGCAATCACTGCCCGCGTATCATCACCGTGTATGGGTGGAGCAGATTTCAAGGAATTGCATGGCTGGTATACCCGCAACGCATGTGTGAGGTAGGAATGAAATCCTATCCCATTAACGAAATTTAATGTGAAATCAGCATCATGCAGCACACCACAACCGCGATGAAATGACAACTTAAGCTTCCAATCTATCCACCTGTGGCTGTTTTGCCGCTTGCTCTGGAGCTGGTCGGAAGAGTATACCCTACGCAGTCCTGAAAACGTGAACAGGACGAGAACGGCGAGCGAGGACAATCAGGTGCGTCTATTCAAGAAAACCAAGCGATTTGAGGTATATGTCGAGATCGAAGGCTCGCGTATTCTGGATCGCTTCTTTAGCTATCGCTGCGACGATGGAAACCACGAAATGTGGGTTGGTCGCTGCTACATTTCGCTGTTTGTTGCAAAAACCTAATCACCGGTGTATCGGTTTCCCCGTATCGCCCCTGATTTGGGCAATTTAGAGGATGCTGAATATGCCAAAGGCTCTGTTTTCGCGCTTGAGCGCGGTGATGAACGAGGTTCGTAAACTTCAGGACGAGAAGGCCTTGATGTCTGTTCAGACGCTCGAGGTCTTCTTAACGGTTGCTGCGAAGGAGGGCATGTCCTCCTCCGACATACGAAAGCTTACCGGCATACCTCAGCCGTCGATCAGTCGCGCTCTTGGCGACCTCGGTGACAAGGCCGTGCGTAAAGGCACTGAGGGGTTGAAGCTGGTCCGCGTAGAGCGAGACCCGAACGATCTGAGAAATACCCTTTGCTACCTGTCTCCGACAGGGAAGCTATTGGCTGCCCGTATGGCGCAGCTAATGGGCGTGGACGACACCAAGGTAGACGGGTCGTTCGTGAATGGTGCCCAGTGAGGGACTCGAACCCCCACACCTCTCGGCGCTTGGACCTAAACCAAGTGCGTCTACCAATTCCGCCAACTGGGCAACGAAAGGAGAATGGATGCCAGTTAAACCACGCGGAGCTTCTTGGCAAGCCGCCGTCTCATACAAAGGACGACGCGAGAGAAAGGACTTCCCAACAAAGCTTGAGGCTGAGATCTGGGAAGCCAAGACTAAGGCGGAAATGCTCGCCGGTACCTTCGACAAGAAGGCTGAGGAGCCCGCCGAACCCGTAATGACCCTTCAGGAACTCTTCAATCTCGTCGCTGAGACGCGCTGGAAGGGAACCAAGGGAGAGAAGACCGCTCTCATCAACGGACAGCACGTAGTCGACATTCTCGGCCCGACGAGGGACGTGAAGACGCTCGGCTACGAGGACACGTTGAAGATCAAGCGGGTGGTATCGAGCTGGAAACGGTCTGATGCCACGATCAATCGCAAGCTCGCTGCCTTCTCCACGATGGTGAAGGAAGCGCACAAGCTGAGCAAGCTCGAAAAGCTCTTCGAAATCGGCCTGATCAAGGAGCGCAAAACCCGCGTCAGGTTCTATGAAGAGGGGGAGATCGATGCCATGCTCAAATGGTGCGAAGAGATGGCCGAGGATGAGCTGAGGGATTACATCATAATCTCTCTGGATACAGGCTTCCGACAGGGCGAAGTGTTGAAGATCACCAAGAGGGATGTCGATCTGGCTGACCTCTGGACCTATGACACGAAGGCCGGGACGAACCGAGATGTACCGCTCACAGCCAGGGCGAAGGAAGTTCTCCTCCGCAGGGCTAAGCCTCTCAATGACCCCGATGCAAAACTCTTCCAGCAGAAGCCTGCCATCTATCGCGATCACTGGAAGAAGATGCAGTCCGATCTCGGCATGACGGACGACCGCAACTACGTGCCACACGTACTGCGCCACACGTTCGCCACCAACCTGTTGCTTCATACGGACATCCGCACGGCGCAGGAATTGCTCGGTCACAAACGCATCGAAACCACCCAGCGTTATGCTCATACGTCAGCCGAGCGTAAGCGCCTTGCAATCCAGAAGCTGTCAGAGTATCAGGGGCCGGAAATCGGAGCGTGA